GTCTAGTGATTTAAATCACTAGACCATTATTTTTATTTATTTTAGGAGGAGTATATTATGGACAATAATTATTTTGGCAGAACTTTACGTCGCACGTTTGATATATCTGGTATAGATATTAGCGAAGCTGGAGTTAAACGATTATCTGATTCTACTGAATTTTGTTATGCGTGTTATCCAATCATTGAAGTTCTAAAAGTTCTTAAAGGACCAGACTGGATTCATCTTCTCAAGGAGATTGAATATCTGCGAGGTAAGATTACAAGAGCTTGTGGATGGTATACAGTTAATGTATATACATTTGTAGGAACGTCTGATAAACATATCGAATTCAAATTATATCCAGATCAAATAGCTTGGGTTTCTATTACATTCGCATTACGCGGAGATAATAGATTAGAAATTGTAAAATTAGATTATAATGAAGAAGCTGGCAATTTCTGTTATTTCGAAAATACACATTTGGCATTATTCATTGATGCAGTATACAGTATTTATGATACATTATTTACTGCTATAGATTATGAGGATCCATTGATCAAGTGAGGAGATTTAATATGAAATATGGTGTAAAGGAAATAAAAAATTTTAATGAATGTATTAAGAATTTATTCACTCTATCTGTTTTAGTAAGAGGAATTCTTGTTTGTAAAAAGGGCACTAGAAGTGATATCTGTAAAACCTCAAAAGGTTTAATTACGGATACTCGTATTATTATTGGTGGATCTAAAATAGCAATTCAAATTGGTAATATTAAGATTGCTGCAACTACATTGAAAACTAATGATATTAATGTAACCATTGAAAATGAAGATAAGAAATCTATGCGCGATATCAATGGTTTCATCTTAGATATCTATACAAATCTTACTAATAAATATGGCTTCTATGTACTTCCTGAATTTGAGCCACATAATACAACTAAGGTTGTATATGCTAAGACTGGTGAAATCATATTAGCCACATATACTAAACTTTGCAATAATTATGCAGATCGTGCTAAGTTTATTTATAATAGACTTACTGAAAATAAACTAACACATTTAGACCTTAGTAAAAATACTGTATCTATTGAAGAAAATAATATTCTCAGTATTGATGGAGTATCCTATTTCAATTGCGAAAAAGATCTAGCATTTACTGTTGTAGATACAGATCGCAAATTAAAATTGTTTGAACTTACTGATCTATTTCCAGATGCAAGATCCATGTCAGGAATGGTTAAAGAAGTACGTGCAACTTTAGCATAAAATTATAAGGAGATTCTAATATGAGTCTCCTTATTTTTTTTATTTTTATAGTATTTTTCACATACTCATAATACTTATTAATTTTTTTAGGAGCATAGTAAAATGAGCGATTACGTATATAATAATTTACTAAGAAATATTATCGATGAATTTAAACAAAAAGATCTTGATAATATTAAATATGAATTCTCTGAGAAAGATATTGCTAAAGCTAGAGTAGAATTATCTTTATACTGTAGAGATTTCGATGAAATCCCTGAAGAGATTCCTACAGTAGAAGATTTCTTACGTCCACAAAAAGACATTCTCCCTGTTAAACAATCTAGAGAACTTACAGAATTATATTCTTTCATTACTTTGATGAATGTAAACGATCTATTAAAACAACTAAAAGATCTCATTATTAATGAAGATAATTCTTATATAATTTGTAATACTAAAATATTAGATAATGAACGCATGATGACATGGGGATTTACTGCAAACTTCTTCTATGGATCATTTAACAATTTCAGCAATATAAAAATTAGATATGATAATCCTGGGATTATTGATAATAATACTCATGATATCCTAGTCGCTGGAGTTGTAGATTTTATTTATAGTAACGTGAAACTTGGGTTATTGTAATGGAAAATAAAGACTATAAGAGTTTAGTGATAGATACTATCAAAGAACTCAATAAAATAAAATCACTAAATAAGCCAGATGCCGCTAGAGAAGCATCTGCATTTATTGGTGAAAGATTAGATAGAGAGTTATTAATTAGTAGCTCTAATATCTTTGATTTATTTAAAGATATTATCAATCCAACTGAAGATCTATTAGATGATCTAAGAAAGACTAATTGGTATGATGAGTATGTGAAATATAATGGTTATAAGATTATTAAGTTATTAAAAGTTAAACCATTTACTGAACTAACTTATTATGAGAAGATTGCTGTCTTAACTGAATTTAAAGAATTTAATATATCGGAAGACCAAACTATTGTCAGAGATATATTCTTGAATATTCTTAAAAGCGAAGATACTAGAATATTAAAATTAGCTACAGCTAACTATATTTATCATAATGGACTATCTAAGAATATAATTAGCTTTACTGATATACCGGATTCATTAAAATACAATTCAGAAGTATTAGCTTATCTGGTCTTAATGAACTTAAGTGATTCTATCTTTATTACAGATAAGATTAAAGAAGATGAATCATTTAATAGTAGTATCGCTTATATGAGTAGACTTGTATTTAATATGCCTATAGATTTGGAATTAAATAAAAAAGAAAACTCTATACAGTAATATATATTTTAACTATATATTATTTAGGTGATATGATGATGCCTCTACTCCCTGGCATATGTCATATCTAAACCCCTATAAAGGTTTATAACTAGAGACACACAACACAAACTAAACACACACTAACAACCAAAACACACATTGAATAATAATGAAATTTTATAATACTCTCCTATAAAATAAAAAATTCATAAATTCTCTCATCTTACATGAAACTTTTCTACCATGTGTCTCTAGTGTATAAACCATTTTTTTTTATTTATTTCACGAAAGGATGGTCAACAGATATGAATGAATTGACTCCTAAACAACTTTTTAAGGATATAAGTCCTTACTTAATTGGCCTTGCAGAATTATGTAAACAAGGCAAAGAAATCAACGATGTAGTTGGAGCTAGTGTACGTAATAAATTATGTACATTTGAAGGCTCTAGTACAATCAATGATGTAGTAATATTTAAATTCGAATTTAAATATGGAAGCTGTTCAATTACAGTTTTTGATAAACAAGTTAAGTCTATTAAGTTTGAACTTAGTAGATCTTTAGACTTTATTACGTTATTAGCTCTACGTGGTGCTGTTATGATTCTCGGTGAAGGATATGATTGTGATTATTCTAAATACGAAAGTGATACCAAAGTAGGGTCTATTAGAATTAAGAACGTCGGTGGCAATGAATTCACAAAAGTTATGCCGATGTCTTTATATAATAAGAATATTATTACAGATAGACTTAGATCTATTTGTGAATATATAAAAGCTAATTCAGATAAAGCAAAAGAAGATGAAACAAACTTCGATGAATTATCTGATGATACTTTCCGCGTTGTATTTTATCGCGGTGTTAATCTAGTAAGAATAATTGATCCTTACTATGATTCTATTTCTTGTGACTTAGATGTGACAGATATTAGAATCACCTCTAGATATAATATTAGGAATTTTACATATGGAAGCGATGTATTCAATCTTCTTAAAATTGTAAAACGAATTCCTAAATCTACTAAGGAGGAAAAATAAAATGGAAATGAATTTATTTATCGGTGCAGTAATCGATATTACAAATACAAAAGCATCAAGAATTTTAAAGAAATTCTGTGAGCAATTTGGGACTATAGAATTAGTAATACAATCAAACACTCTTAGAGAAGTATATAAAACTTCTTATGAAAAGAATACTGATTCTAAGACTATTAAACATATCATTCATTTCAAATCCAATGAAGGTAATGAATTCTGCATTAGCTTCGAATTACTTAGAGGTAAGAACGAAGTTCAAGTTATGGTCGGTGGTAATGCAATTACTGAAGATCATGTAATTAAAGCATTCAAAGCTCTATCTGCAACAGCTCTACATGAATTAGGTGTTACTGTAGATGACTATGAAGAATCTAAAAAGGATTTTATTTTAAATAGATCATTAGGTAATCAGCCAGATATGGATGAGTCTGTTATCGAAGAAATATTTGATAAAGTTCTAAAACCAATATTTCCAATAGCTAATATGTATGGAATATTTAATGTAGTAAATGTAGATAGATTAAATGTGGCTTGTAGAAAAGACACATTCTATCTATTTTTCAATGATGGTAATAGTCTTGGTATCATGATAGATGCTGTAGTTATTAGTGATGGAATTTATAATACTAAAGATTATAAAAAATACATCATCGATAGCGTTAATGAAGTAAATAAATACATTAATGCTTTTATGAAGGCAGTTTCTAAACCATCTCCTGTTACATTAACAGAATCTCAGATGGCTAAAGTTGATTTTATGATAAAAAGTGGGGCAGTTCCTCGCATATTAGGAGTGCATCCTCAACCTTGCAAAGATCCTATCGTTGTAGAAGAAGATGATAAAAACTATTATTACATTCAAGGCCAAATAGATAATAAATCAGTACTATCCATTGGTATTAAGAATAAAAATAATGGTAAAATATTTGCATTAGAATACAACTCTAATAGAAAAGGAATTTATGCATTCTCATTTGAAGAAAAGATCGATAAAGATGGTAATATTACACTTAAGTGTTTACGTAGTGTCGATGATGAATTATTTAATGATCTTGACGAATACGTTAAATCTGTAAGGGATTATATTATCGAAGAACTTTTCGAAGATAATGATGATGTAAAAACAATCTTATCTTAATGAAAGGAGCATAGTAAAATATGCAATCTGAAGATATATATAAAGACATGTATCTTGATTTGATGGACGTACTAGCATTAGTAGTCATCAATCAAGGTAATAAAGATTTTAATATTGATGAAGAATTATCCAAACGTGGATATGAATTATAAAAGGAGAATAACCATGAACCTTAAAGAAATTAGTACTAAAATTAAAAGCCTAAGAACTAATTATGATTTATTTAATGTATTCTTTGCGGATATTTATAAATTTAATCAAGACGATGATTATCTTTTCTTTAATAAAACCGCAACAGTTCTATATCCATCTGGAGTTAAATTAAATATTGAACTATATCCAGATAGCACTGATCTTAAATCTCTACATAAAGACGTAGAAGAATTTGTAAAAGATCATAATGCTTTTGATAGTCTAAGAAGACGTATAAAAATGGTAGATATGGACTATAAAGCTTTAGATAAGAAAGTAAATAAATTATTCAAAAAATTGAAGCTTTCTGAAAAAATCAATACTAAGAATGCATCTTATATTGTATTTACTACAGACTTCTATGCAGATGATGAAAAGAAATATGCTATTGAAACGGACTACATCAATTACTACATGTATCGTCGCAATGGTGACATCATTTCTATCATCATGGGTGTATTAGATGAAAAAGGTAAAGTAAGCACAACTGCATTCGTTTACCGTTATAAAGATTATAAATTTACCAAGATCGCTGATAAGAAAGCTATTGAATTGATTAATGATATGCTTGATTAATGGAGGTACATATGGAGAATTTGCAAAACCAATTCTTTGATATAGTTACCATCAGAAAGCCTAAGAATCCAATTAGTCGATTAGTATATGAATATAAGATGTGGAGATATTTTAGAGATCTTTCTAGATTATCTCCTTCATTTAATACTATGGTAGAAATGGCGGCATTCATCAAACTAGCTGAAACTATATGGTTTTATAGAAATGATGAAAATAATATGTATAATGATAGTCCTGTTACATATAGTAAAGAAGGATCTATTTATATTGTATTGATGGTATCTGAATCTACATCTTGTACAATCGGGTTGAAGCAAAAAACTAATCAGATTAGCATTTCTATAAAGAATATGTCAAAGAATGAAATCACTTCAAGCATTAAGTTTAAAGATGGCGAATTAGAAATTAAGAGTAAAATCGATGAAATTCTATTCATTAATATTCTTAATGCTTTGATGAAATCTTTCATTAATCTTATGAAATATTGTATGGAGATAAACAATGAGCGACGAATTTAATATTAAAGACCAACATATAAGTTTTCCACAATCTATACTGACTAGATATGTATCAAATTTAGCCAAGGTCATAGATAAGTTTAGAACTATAGATAGATCATTTAAATCTGAAGTTTTAGATAGTGGTATACGATTTAATACGTTTAATATGGTAGTAGATGAATATAAATTTGATATTTTTACACCAACATATAAAGTTAAACTTCATTATGCAGTTATGGATATTAGTTATGTGTATAACTATGAAGATGGGCATATTATTAATATGCGTATTACTCCTTCTTCATGGGATTGCATTAATATAGTAAGCTATCTATGTGCATTACGAGGATTCACTGCATTTTTACGTAATATTTTAGAAGGCGATACTGAAGATGATTTTAAGACAGTAGATAATGACTGTATCAATGTAGTGACAAAAGATGAAATTCTTTATTTACGGTCTACTCAGAATGAGAATGAAGATACTAGGCTGTCTAAAAAGATATATAATATGATATATTCATTATTGAATGATGAATTAAGTATCCGTAAAAATATACGTGGTGTAGATTATGAAGATGGTGTTTATACCATTAGGACAATGATTGACCACCATGTTTTATTTTATTACAAGCATATAAATTTATTATATTCTAGAAGTACTACCTCATCTGAATTGTATGGAATTCTAGAACGTATTGACGAAGTATAAATAAAATTACCCTAGGAGCTTCAATTCTCCTAGGGTATTATTTTTATATTTTTTAATTAACGAACAAACAGTTTAATAAATGATGTGAGGTCCTTCAAGGAACCTCACGGTTACTTTTTCTTAAGGAGCTTAGTAATGCAAGAAGAAATCTTAGTTGAAGCTCATATATCAGATATACACTTTGGTGTATTTGAACCATCAAAACAATATCAGATCTTAAAACAACAGTTTATAGATCGTATAAATTTATTAAACTTAGACTTAATATCAATCAATGGTGACTTATTTCATCATAAGTTCATGAGCAACTCAGATGCAGTTATGTACGCAATGAAATTTGTAGATGAATTAGTCCAAATTTGCAGACAAAAACAATGTACCTTGTTTATATTGCATGGTACTCCATCACATGATGCAAATCAAACAAAGTTATTTTATAGATATATGAATGATCCGACTGTAGATGTACGGGTTATTGAATCTATAAAATTTGAATATGTAAAAGGAAAACGAATCCTATGTATACCTGAAATTGCAGGATTAGGAAAGGAGTTTTATGAGAATATATTGTATACGAATGTCTATGATGCAGTATGCATGCATGGTACAATTAGAGGTGCAATATATGGAAAAGATAAAATGGATCTAGATGCTCCAAGTCCAGTATTTGGTATGGAAAACTTTAAGTATTCCATGGGGCCAATTATATCTGGGCATGTGCATGTATCTGGATGCTACGAAAAAGATTTTTATTATTGTGGGTCACCATATAGATGGTGCTATGGGGAAGAGCAACCTAAAGGATATTTGATCTTACTCCATAATATAACTACTAGAAATTATTATATTCACTTTGAAGAAATCAATTCTTATAAATATGATACAATAAATTTTGATGAGATGATTAAAGATGATCCTCAAAAGATTATTGAGTTTATAAGGCAACGGCAAGCTGAGGGTGTAGATAATATCCGAATGGAATTTACACTTGAGCATGAGAATATAAATATTCTAAAATCCTTCTATCGGAATAATCCTAATATAGCAATTAAGTGTGATTATAAGAATGATATTATCAGACGTCAATCTCAAGAAGTTCTTGAACAGTGTAAAGAATATGACTATATTACAGACAAGAGCTTAACTGAGTTTGATATTCTAAGTAGATATATAAATGATAATAAAGGTTATACTTATATTACTCCACAAGAATTAATCGATCTTTTAAAAGAATAATTTGTTATGGTGATGAAGTGAGGGGCTTAAATGGCCAAGAGTGATATTGGTAGCGGATTCAATTTACCATTATCTTCGTTAGTATTATATGCTACGTATATAATGAGAACTATCCACGTATCAAATAGATCTGTATTAACTGACTTGCGAGATCTACTATCAATGGTAGATCCGAATAAAAACTACAGTGTTGAGCAGAGTAGAGAAAAAAATACATTTAAGTTTCTTTCTCAATTAGTCGAGGCCCGACTCAAAGGATATGAAAATAGAGATATCTTACTTCAAGCTGCAACTGATGGCGTAGACACAGAGAACTTGTTCCCAATGTCTAAACTTGATGATGCATTGAGCGTTAATGAAATAGGATATATCGAAAGTAATATCAATGTAAATAGAAATAGTTTTTACACTCAATCCATGATGTCAAATGTATATGCTGATTATGCAGACTTTGCAATGGCAGATGAAGCTCAACGTGTAAAAATTATTGATAAAGTTCAACGTCAGATTGTAGAAGTGAACAGGAAGATCAAAGAGACTGCTAGTATTAGTGGAGTTTCAGAATCTTTATCAATTTCTGACGAAGAAGAATATGAAGCAGCTATTACTCATTTATATAATCGTAGCGTAAATGGTTCTACGAAACTTAAATGTGGTATGGAAGCATTCAATAGATCTCTTAATGGTGGTTACGAAAGCGATCGTTGTTATATTTATTTAGGCTTACCAGGTGAAGGTAAATCTAGTACTTTACTAAATTTAACCTTACAGCTTAAAGCTAATAATAAAGACGTAATAACAAAAGATCCTACAAAACGTCCATGTATTCTTTTCTTAACAATGGAAAATACTTTGACAGAAACTCTAGAACGTGCGTTCAGTATTCTAGTATCTGATGAAGATATTAGTTCATTTGGTAGCGAAAAAGAAATTATGAGATTACTTAGAGAGCATGGTTTGAAAGTTACAAATGATAGTCCTATAGATATTGCATTTAGATATGCACCAAGTAATTCTGTAGACACTGATTATCTGTATACTTTATATGAACAGCTTCAATCTGAAGGTAAAGAGGTTATTTGTTTGGTACAGGACTATATCAAACGTATTAGGCCTCGAGACTTCAAATTAATGAATGGCGATATGCGTGTAGCACTTGGTGCAGTTGTTGATGAATTCAAAGAATTTGCAATAGCTAAACATATCCCAGTGATTACTGCATCTCAGATGAACCGTGATGCGGCTAAAATAATTGATGAAGGTCGATATAAAAATGAATCAGATCTTGTAAGAAAGATTGGTCGTTCTAATATCGGTGAATCTACATTGATTACAGAAAATGCTGACTCAGCATTTATCATAGTTCCAGAAACTGGGGCAGATGGCAACAGATATCTTGGTGTATCTAATGCTAAGAAACGTTTTAAAAATCAATCAGCACCTTGGTTCTATCAACCATACTCTAAAGAAAGACCTTTAGAGTTATTGCAAGATACTAAGCTAGCTGAGCCATTATTTAAAACATCTCTTAATGAGCTTAAAACTTCTACTAATAGTGGTGGTTGGGGACAATTATCAGAATCAGTTAATGTAGCCAAACCAAATGATAAGGTAGAAGATATAGCTAAAAATTATAATGTAAGTAATGAGTTCGCATCTGAAGTTAATAAGTATATGAAGCTTAACGGTAAGAAAATCATAACTCGTAATGATGTTAAGGATATAGTTATTGGTAATGGTTTCATGTATGGAGAAATGACACCAGATCAACAAGACTACTTATACGTAATTAATGGATTTGATCCAGAAAATAGTAAAGACGGAATGAATACTATTCGGAGTTACAAGACTAATCAATTAGAAGATGGGGCTCCACGAGTAGTAGTTCAAGAAGCTTTCGAAAATGATGAATTATATACAAAAGCTTTCGTTAATGATACATTTGAATTTAAGTGGTAGAAAGGTCTAAGCCACTGAATAGCTTAGACCTAATTTTAATGCTTAATTTTATGATTATCGTTAAAAGTTTTTGCATTGGCATTCTCTTGAGTATAAACATCTGATAGATATTCTTTAAGCTTAGCCTTTGGAATAAGATATAGATATTTCTTACCAAGATTGAAGTCCTTTACATTATATAAGTCATTTAATCGAAGTATGATATAATATAGTTCAGCATTATCATATATATCATAAGATAATAGCTTAGGTCTATATTTATACTT